AAGTTTGTGCTGGACGGCTTTATGAAGGCTGGGATCCTAGGAAATGACAATCGCAAGCATATAACCGGTTTCCAGGACGAATTTGCGGTTGATAAGCAGAACCCAAGAGTGGAAGTCGAAGCAATTACGGAGGACGGACATGGACAGTGAAATACCAGCATGGGCTATACAAGCCGCCTGTGAGGCGATGGGTTACGCAGATGAGCCGGAAGTGGCGTGGGAAGACTATCCGCTGGTTATGGCGATGGCAGAATCAATGGAGGGCGAAGAATGAGAATAGTTGGAAAGCTTTATTGCATTGACGGCAACACTTATAGTCCTAGAGATCAAACGGGCTATGTTGTGGGATTTAACGAAATTGATGAAGACTCAGTCAGAACGGCTTGTAGAGCCTACATTGACGACTATTTTGGCAGAATGGAATTCGAAGCAGACCGTGGGATTAGTTTAGAAGAGCTAACTGAATCCGCAGACCTCGTGGTTACGTATGAGCGCTTTATCCCAATCAGCGAAAGCAACGGCGCATACGACATTTGGGGAGAAGGCATGTATACCCTAGGCAATAAGCCTGGAAGAGGCGCCAGAAAAGTTTGGACGTTAACGTTTACTGATGATCCATTGGGATTGGAGACAGGCGAATGAGTGCAGACACGGCGATAATCGAATTTATCAAGACGCCATATATTCAAGAGTATCAGTGGCATAGTGATAGTTTACTTATTTGGGTCGCAGATTGTGATTGGCAACCATTTAAATTAGTACTTAGTAAATTGTGCAACTTTGAAGATGGGGGCATTCCCGCCCGCATTCAAGATGATTACATTTACATTGATTTAAGTGAGACAGAACTCCTAAGCGATTATTTTGAAGAGCTAAGAGCTGGGTTCCCGGAGGTATGAGTGATGATTAAAGGTGTACTTGTTGATTGGGTAGCATGGACGATCGTGTGGTTCGTGATTGTTGGCGGTATCAAGCTGTTTGTGGTTGTCCTAGGATGGCTATTCTAGCGGTATACACATTGATGGGGGATGGTTAGAGATGATTAAGCTTGATGTTTGGTCAGAATGCGACTCAGCTGGTATTGAATGGCACGACACAATCGAAGTATCGGCTGATGCGACTGATGATGAAATTGAGCAAGAAGCCAAAGAGACGGCACTTCAACACTTTGCTTGGGGCTATGACGTTATTAAAAATGGAGATGGCGACGATGATTAAGTTTAGAGCGTGGGACAAAGTTCAGAATAAAATGCTGTTACCTGACAATATCGAATTCATTTATGGTCAAGCCTATTGGGCAGAGGCTAGTACTGATGGGTATGACGAGTGCTCTTACGATGGTAAAGTTGATGGAATTTGCGCAATGTTTGAGCTTGAACAGTTTACCGGCCTGACAGACGTGAATGGCAACGAGATTTATGAAGGCGATATTGTTAAAAATGAACGAAATGAGGTCCACAGAGTTAGTTTCATACGGCGCGCTGGTTGTTTCGCAATTGGTGACTATTATTTTAAAAGTATTGGTGCGGGTAAAATTTTAGAGATTATTGGCAACGTGCACGAGAACCCGGAACTGCTGAAAGGCTGATGTTAAAGTGTTTCTAGGAAAAGCATTCATATCTACACCTTTTATTGAAAAACATAAATAGGAGGAAGACAAATGAAATTCTATTGCAAACAGCCAATTGAGGCTGAACAGTTTGACGGCAGTCAGACAAGTCTATTTGGCTATGAAGTTATGCCAGACTCATTACTTGATGAACTAACAGGTGAGCCAGCTTATTATTCAATACTGATTGACGATTTTGAGCCAGAACCCGATGACTTTCAAGATGATAATGAAGTCTCATTTGAAATTGGTGATTGGATTGTTAATGAAGCAGACGAGATTAAAGTTATGGCTGATGAAGAGTTCAAACAACAGTATGCAGAACTGCCAGCGATCCCTAAAAACGTTGCTAAGCACATTGTAACCGAACACGGGCTTAGTGACTTAATTCCTATTTGGGGCGGAATTTACAGAGCTATGATCCAAACGGTTGTTTATGGATATCAGAAAGGCGATACTGGCGACTGGATTATTAATCATAGTGACATGTTTGCCCGTGCGTGGCTAGACGGGTATGTGGTGGAGGAAGAAAAATGACTGACACCGAATACGCAAAAGCAATCAAAGTGAAAGCCACAGTTGCCAACTTGGAAATGAATGCGGCACTGACAACTGAGCAACAGGCACAAATTGGCCAGGACTTCATTGCTGACATTGCGGAGTTGAGTGAAAGGGGAATTGGTAGTGAAACGAACGACGATTAGAAAAGTTGAAGATATTCTACGTGACTATCCCAAGATTGACAAGTATATCGAGAAACGTGAACAGGAATTACGTTATCCAACTGTCCCTCGTGATGATAATGTCGGAGGTGGCAAAGCACAATACAAGTATACCGAAACGGCGTTAAATACGCTCATTACAATTGACGATGATCGGCGCATTAACACATTGAAGCGTCAGCGAGAAGTGATTGATGATTGTTTAGACGGAGTTGGCCGTGATACAGAAGTAATTATAAATGAGCTATATTTTAAGAAACACCAGCAGTACACAATTGACGGATTAATTGCAAATCATATGATAAATGTTAGCCGTCGAAAAGCGTTTGACTTAAAGAAAACTTTTATCAACGATTGCGCTAAGGGGTTTGGATTGTACGAAATATAAAAACGTGCACTAATCGTGCACTTTTGACCCCTATAATCGTGCTAAATTGGTAGTATGCCAAATGTGATTGACGTGCATGACGTAATCCTCCAAATTACAGACTGGTAATCGCTGTGGGCTAATTGGTAAGCCACAATGGGATGTAGGTTCGAGTCCTACCGGCGATATAGTTATGCAGCATGGTCACTCATGAGGGCTAAAACTGTGTAACGCGTGCTTGTGGCGGAATAGGTAATGCCCCAGTTAGTGTTACCATTCAGATGGTATCAATCTCACTGAGTAACCCACAGTTAACCAGAAGGATTTTGTAGGGTGCAAATCCCTACCAAGCACATTGAAAGTACCGTGGCTTTATCCATTTCATTCATAAAACCACGCCCTTTCAAATTGTTGACGATTGAATCTCCAAACTAGCTCTCGCTTATTGGCGGGAGTTTTTGTATAGTTAGATTAGTTTGGAGGAATTAGTATGGTATGGATACGAGAAACAAAGAAAAGCGTTAGAAAAAGAAGATAAAAATATAATCGACGAGTATGGAGGATCAGGTGACTAAAATGATTTTTATATTTAGCTTGATAATAGGAATACTGGGATTGTCAATCGGGTTGTTTCAACTTGGTTACAATACTGGTAAGAATAAACGAGAATAAAGTGATTTGCTTAGCAATATCTTGCGTGCGGTTATTTTGTAAGGTATTAAATTTAGGAGTGACATCATGGCAGTAATGATTCACAGCAAATATGGGTACGAGCCGCCTGAATGGGTGCAGGCTGATGCTCGGCTAGATAAGTGGTGTAAGGATAAGAAGCGTCGTGCTAAACAGCATGGCGCTTTTAGTTTGGAAAAGAAACGGAGGGAGCAACATGCCAAGGACAAGAAGATGCCGATATCCTAACTGCCATGCGATGGTCACTTTCCCTGACCACTATTGTCAGCAGCACTATGAGCATGAAGCTGAGTACTTGGCTAGTCGGCAACGTTGGGCACGTAGCAATGACAAACGATACACACACAAGTACAACACGGTTACACGTTATCGTAATGAGGATAAGCGTCAGCAATACAGCTTCTATCGGACAAGGCAATGGTCACATCTAAGGCAACAAGTCTTGGAGCGTGACCATTATTTGTGTGCTTACTGTAAAGTGCAAGGCGTTATCACACCTGCTAAGACTGTGGATCATCTTGTACCCATTGAGTTTGACGAAACACTGAAGGCTAACGTTGATAACTTAGCTGTTATCTGCAGTAAGTGTCACCGTGCTAAGACGGACTGGGAACAAAGCTACTATGGCACAGGCCAAGGCAACGAATTAAAAAACGTAACGCCGATCAATGATGTATCGTCAATCGTTGTGTTAATGAATGGGGGAACAAAGCATGATTGAACAATGGAAGAATGTAACAGGGTTTGCTGGACGGTACCAAGTTAGCAGCTTTGGAAGAGTACGCTCACTTGATATGTTTATTAATGGCAGAGTTCGCCATGGAAGAATTTTAACAAATAGAAACCGACCGGATGGTTATCAAGATGTGCTACTAAGTTACAACGGGAAACAGTACCGGCCAAAAGTTCACAGGTTAGTAGCCCAAGCGTTTGTGGCCAACCCTGATGGATTAGAAGAGATTAACCACAAGGATGAGGATAAAACTAATAATGCTGTAGAAAATTTAGAGTGGTGTACACGAAAATACAACAATGCATACCGCGGTTTACTCTCTAGGCGCGCACCATCCGTAAACATTCGGGTTAAAGCATTATTTAATGACAAGCAGAAAGAATTTCCGTCTGTTAAACGAGCGGCAAAATATTTTGGAATCTCGCCAAGTGGAATCTATGACTGTTTGAATAATAAAAAGAAGACGACGCACGGAATGATCTTCCAACGTGCTTGAATAATTTTTACCCCCCGCCCTTCGAACCAAACCCCAAAGCACACACATTGGCGTTATTTTGTGATAGAAACAATTTTTGAAAGTTTTTAGGTAGGGGGGGTCACCCAATAACGAAAGGAGGCATAGAAAATGAAAAAAGCAGATAAAGACGTCAACAACGGAAAATTATCACGTACACCGCCAGCTTACTTAGGCCGGCAAGCTAAGGTCGTTTGGCGGCGATTAGTGCCTTTTTTAGAAGACAATACCCCGGTTAAGCGCATTGATAGCGGACTTGTAGAGCAATATGCTTCCCAATATGAGATTTATCGCAATGCGTATAAACATATCCAGGAAAACGGTGAAGTCCAAGCAATCTATAAAACGTTACAAGATCAGACCGGTAAAAAAATTGGTCAAGACTTCGTGGGCTACAAGCGAAACCCGATGACTCAAATTTACGATTCAGCCGTTAAGAATCTAACAAAGTTAGGCGCTGAATTGGGGCTATCTCCTAAGTCACGCAGTGATTTGCTCAAGTTAAACTTAGATGACCACAAAGACGAGCGAAGTATTAGTGATCGTATGAAAGAATTTTTGGGAGGGTAAAAAAGACTACTTGTAAAAGGAGGTGATTAATTTGCGCATTGATTTAACTCAAACCCATGATGTTATTGGAGCTTATCAAGCATTAAACTGCTCAGCAATTCGCCAGCAATACACTGATCCAGGCACGAAGTACGCCTTTGATGTCCTCGATGAGAAAGTGATTACTGGCTATCTGATTAAGCTAGCGGCTTTTCGCCATATCCGAGACTTGCAGCGTCAAGGAAGCGTTGAATTTCCATTTACTTATTCGGTTAAGAAAGTAGACCAAGTGCTTAAATTTGCTTCCATTTGTCCGAATGTTGATACAGGCGAGCCAACTAAGCTTATGCCATGGCAAAAATTCATTATGGCTATGCTGGTTGGCTGGCGTAATGATGATGGTGGCAAACGCTTTTCACGGGCTATAGTTTCAGTTGCGCGAGGTTGAATGGCCAAGGTAAAACTTATCTGATGGCAATTATCACTGCCTATAGTTATTTAATTGAGTCATTGGGACTGTCTAACCAAGATTACTTAGTATCTTCTATTAATTACAAACAAACTAGTAAAATTCTGGGCTACATTAAATCAATGCTTGCTAAGATTGCAACGATTGAACCATTTAAAACACTAATTCAAGATAGTGGATTAGATACACGGACGCTGTCCTCACAAGCGGACCAAGTCACAATGAGTAAGACTAATAACAAGCTACGGGCGATTAGTCACGAAGCCGGTCAGTACGATAGCTTTCATTTCACAACGGCTATATTTGATGAAATTGGTGAAATTAAGACACGGCAAAAGATTTCTAAAATTGTGTCAGGGCAAGTTAAGGTGCGCAATAAGCAATTCATTCAAATCTCAACGGCATATCCTGATCCAACTGTTCCATTCCATGATGATGAGCGTATGATTCAGCAAGCCATGGAACAAGACTATTTGCGTGACGCTGATACATATTTGGGGCTTATTTGGTCGCAGGACAATCTTGACGAAACTTATAAGCCCGATATGTGGGTTAAGAGTAATCCATTACTAGATTTACCAAGCCAACGAGAAGTGTTGCTGAACGGCTTGACAGATAAGCGTGATTCTGACGCTTTGTCGGGCACACTCAACGATTTCCAAAACAAAAACCTTAACTTGTGGCTAGAACAATCGACCGACAGCTTTTTGAAGTTGCCTGACGTTGAGCGAGCTATTATATCATCATTTAGTTTTGATGATCGGCAAGTCTATATTGGCTTTGACTACTCGATGTTTAGTGATAACACGGCACTGGCGTTTGTATTTCCTTATCGTGATAATAATGACAAACCGCGATGGTTTATTTATCAGCATAGTTTTATTCCCTGGCAGAAAGCTGGTTCGATTGAAGTTAAAGAAAAACAAGACGGTACTAATTATCGGGACTTAGCTCAAAAGGGATTTTGCACAATTAGTAGCCATCCGCAAGGACTAATCAATGATGAGCAAGTTTATCAGTGGTTACTTAACTTTGTTGAGCGGCATCGACTGGAAGTTGTTTTCTTTGGTTATGACGCGTGGGGGCTAACGCCTACAATCAAGCAGCTAGATTTGAATTCAGGATGGCCATTGCAAGCCATTCGGCAGCGGACTAGTGAATTGAAGGATCCAACTAAGTTTTTGCAGACGATGTTTGTCGAAGGCTCTGTAGACCGCTTGGATGATCGAATTATGGAAAAGGCATTACTGAATGCTGAGATTTATGAAGACAAGATTGGTATTCAAGTCGATAAAGCCAAGGCCACGTTGAAGATTGACGTGGTAGATGCGTTAATTGACGCCTTGTTCCAAGCCATGTATCACTTTGAAGACTTTGCGGACGTAAACAATCCTGATAAACAGGTCGAACGTATGAACGAAAAACAAGTCCTTGAATGGTTTAATAACCCGGAATCAGGATTGCTAGGAGATGATATTAATGATTTTTAAACAATTTTTTGCAACTATCTGGCATTACTTTGATGTGCTGTGTTTTATTCTACGTATGATTGCTGGAGTATATGCAGCTTTTTTGTTTGGACAAGCACAGGGCATTCTAGCAACTGCTGTAGCTTTGTTTTTAGTTGGCTGGCTTTCGGAAGTCGTTACAGCTAGCCAAAAAGGAGGTGATTAATAATGCCCTTTTTTGAACCACCAACGGCAATAAATAATTCAGTTAGTATTCAAAGCGTGCCAGTAGAAGACGATAATATCGTTAATTTTTTGTCACCAACTGGCAATAATGAGTATGTTAGTGCCAAAGATGCTTTGGAAAATTCAGATATTTATTCAGCGGTTAATCAAATATCTGGAGACTTAGCCACGGTACAATTAATGGCTAATATGCCACGAGCACAGGGAATCCTAAACAATCCCAGTACGACAGCTAACGGTCACACATTTTGGCAGTCTATGTATTCACAGTTGTTACTGGGTGGTGAATGCTTTGCATATCGCTGGCGTAATCCTAACGGCTTAGATTTGCGCTGGGAATATTTACGTCCAAGCCAAGTGCAAACCTACTTATTAGATGATGGCAGTGGCTTAACCTATACGGTTACATTTGATGAGCCCAATTTGGGCGTGCTTCAATATGTACCGCAGTCTGACATGATTCATATTCGTTGGGCTAGTACCGATGGCGGTATGACGGGTAACAGTCCGTTAAAAGCATTATCAAACGAGTTACAAGTCAAGAGTTCGTCTAACAGCTTAACGTTGGCTGCATTAGCACGTTCAATTAGTGCTCCTGGCGTCCTATCTATTCAGCACGGTGGACTGCTAAGTGAGAAGATGAAGGCCAGCCGTTCACGTAACTTCATGAAACAGGTGAATAGTTCAAACGGCGGTCCGGTAGTTATTGATCAGCTTGAAGATTACAAGCCACTAGAAATGAAAGCCGATGTTACTAAGCTGTTAAGCCAAACAGATTGGACGAGTAAGCAAATTGCTAAAGTTTTCGGCATTCCTGATAGCTATTTAAATGGCCAAGGTGACCAGCAAAGTAACATTGACCAAATTAAAGGCATGTACACCAATGCCCTTAATCGCTATTTACAGGCGATTTTAGCTGAGCTGGATAATAAGCTTAATGCTAAGATTACGGCCAATATAAGGACTGCTGTAGACCCATTGGGAGACTCATTTGCAGCTACCCTATCAGGGCTAACTAAAGATGGCACGATTGCTAATAATCAAGCAACTTGGTTACTACAGCAGACTGGTTATTTCCCAGATGAAATGCCCGATGCTCAATCGGGAAAAGGAGGTGATAATGATGACAAAGAAAGTGATGATTAAAGGCGATATTGTTGATGATCAAACAGCCGGTTTCTATCAATTCTTCGGAATGCCAGCAGTATCACCTTCTGGTGTTGCTGACATTTTAAATGATGACGATGACACTGACGATGACGACGGTGATGATGAAGAACTTGAAGTTGACATTGCTTCCAATGGTGGCGATGTTTTTGCTGCTAGTGAAATCTATACTATGCTAAAGAATTATACTGGCAATGTAACAGTTAATATTCAAGGATTAGCGGCTAGTGCGGCAAGCGTGGTTGCCATGGCTGGCGATCATATTAACATTTCACCAACTGCACAAATTATGATTCATAAGGCTTGGTCACAACCAGCTGGTAATGCTGACGATTTGGAGCATGAAGCCAATATTTTAAATGGCATTGATCAATCGATTGCCAATGCTTATGAAGCTAAAACTGGCATGGATAAAACTGACTTGCTACAGCTAATGGCAAATGAAACCTGGTTAACCGCTAGTGATGCTGTTGATAAGGGCTTCGCTGATGAAATTATGTTTGCTAATGATCAACAATTACAACCGGTGAATGCTATCTCACATATTCCGCCTAAATCTGCAGTTAACAAGCTGATGAATCTCATTTATAAGGCGGATAAGGATAAAGCTAAGCCGTCTAAAAAAGAAAATACTGCTAATAGTCAATCTGCTGAATTACGAGAGGTAGCGTCAAGAATCTTGTGTAAATGA